TATCATGGACGACACAGAATTTGACACCAGCAAAGGATGGCAAACTGTGCCAGATGGTTTGGAAAGCATTGTGTCCCGGGCACCCACGCATGAGCCTTATCCTTACCATAACCGTGGTGTTGATGTCAAAGTCAAACTGGAAGAAGGTCCACCGACTCCACCGCCAGGAGCCATACCAGTGCCAGCTGGTGTAGAACTTACAAGAACACAATGAGCTCATACAGTTTTCAATTCAATGGCCAGACATTTCAAGTCAAAGTGCCACAAGGTGTCACAGAAGAACAAGCACAGGCCTTGTTCAAACAGCAGGCTGACACAGGCAGTTTGGTTGGATTCAACGTGGGAGAATCTCTCAGCGCTGCCACACAGGCCGCAGCAGGTCTGCCAGGTGCTGCGGCACAGCTCAGTCAAGGTGCAGCTGGGGCTTTGGGTGCACTGGGCGCAGGTACCAATTTAAATTCGATCACTGCTGGCCTGGGTGCAGCCGCCGGCGCAGTAAAAGGTCAAATATCTTCTGCACTCACCGGCGGAGCAGCAGCATTAAACAGTTTGACCACTGGTGCTGGAGCCATTGGTGGAGGATTGGGCCAAGGACTAGGTAGCCTTACCAGCTCAATTACCAGCGCAGTGGGCAGCATTGGCAGCGCAGCAGGAGTCATAGGTGGATTGACCAGTGGGGCAAGTGGTGCTCTGGGTAGCCTGGGCACCGCAGCAACTGCTGCCACAGGAGCTTTGTCAACTATTTCATCGCTGACTGGGCTGGCTGGAGGTTCTGCATTGACAGGAGCGCTCACAGGCGCAGCAGGAGCAGTAGGCAGTTTGGCCAGCACAGCAGCCAAAACCATGCAAGGAGCCATTGGCGCTGCTGCTACCAACGGCATCAATGTAGCAGACTTTGCCAAACAAATACCTGCACTGGGAGCCATTGGCGGTCTCAGTGCTGCTGACGTCACAGGCACTCTGGCTCAGGCCAGCAAGTTGGTAGGCCAAGGTGCCAGTACCATAAGCAATGCACTGGGCGTGGGCAAGTTTGGGTTTGATGCTCCGCAGTTGGAAAAAGCTGGACTTGTCAAACCTGGTACAGCAGCAGCATTTTTGGCTCAGGGCAACAATGACCTAGTGTCTGTGCTGAAAAGTCCCACAGTGTGGACTGGCAAAGAAGGTGTCAAAAGTTTAAATGGCCTATTGACCAACACTGGCTTGCAGGACAAAGTACAACAAGATCTTATGAAAACTGGTCTGGATGGTCTCAAGTCAGTGGGAATTCCCACTGACAAGTTCAGTCCACAGGCTCTCAGTGGCCTGGCCACCAATGCTGCCAAGAGTGTAACCGACACTGTGAGCTGGGCCAAGAATGCTCCAGGTCTGCCAGCAGAAGTCAAAGACCAATTCAATGCTGCTGCTACCAATGGAGCATTTGCAGTGAACTTCACACAGACCAAAGTTGATCCGCCAGTATTGCAAGAAACCAAGCCAGAACCAGCAGCCAACACAGTCAACGCTGAAACACAAAACGCTGCGGCCAGTAGAGTGGTTGGCAACGACAAGGTGCCGCCTGTTAGTGCCGCTGACAGCAGTTTTGCCACTGCACAAGAAAAAGTACAAGCGTTCTTAGATGTGGTCAACAATACATTTTCAGCGTTTCAAGCAGTCGTGCCCAAAATTGATGCTCTGGAACAAAGCACATCAGTTACACAAGAACAGATTGATGCAATCAATGCCGAAGTTGCACCAGCTAGAGCTGTGTACAATTCCAGAGCCACAGCCATACAAAAAGAAGCTGTGGATGCTGTCAATGCGCTGCCAGATTCTGCTGGAAAGAAACGCTTGCAGGCTGCGATTGAACGTATTCAACAGCGCATAATTCCTGCCTTGGTTGAATACGTGAAAATATTCAAACAAAGGCTCAAGGACTTGGCCGCCAAAATTTCCACATAAATATTGGCATGACTACTTTCATTGGTTTCAACACCCAAAATCAATTCAAAAAATTCACGCTCACTGATTTTGAATTGGTCAAACGTGACCTCTTGAATGCATTTAACATACGGCAAGGTCAACTGCCAGGACGCCCTGGCTACGGGACCATTCTATGGAACTACCTGTTTGAAAATCAATTAGACGTCACACAACAAGGCATCATCAACGAAATCCAGCGAGTGGCCGGAGGCGATCCTAGAATATTTGTCAGCAACATCAATGTGTATCCAGAAGAGAATGGCATGTTGATTGAACTGGAACTTCAGACCGTGGGCGGCCAGAACGCTGAAATCTTAAACATATTTTTCAATCAAAACTCACGCAGTGCCAGCTATGTATAACTGAGCCGTTTTTGATTCATATAAATAACAAACAACGGCATAAGGTTACAGTCCATGGCAAAGACCACAAGACAAACAGCAATTTTTGGTGTTGAAGACTGGAAACAGATCTATCAAACCTATCGTGAAGCAGACTTTCAAAGCTACGACTTTGAGACTCTGCGCAAAAGTTTTGTGGATTATCTGCGTTTGTACTATCCTGAAACTTTCAATGACTACATTGAATCGTCAGAGTACATTGCATTATTGGATGTGATTGCATTCATGGGCCAGGCCCTGGCCTTTCGCACTGATTTAAACACAAGAGAAAATTATTTAGACACAGCTGAACGTAGAGATTCAGTGGTGCGTCTGGCCAACCTTGTGAGCTACACTGCCAAACGCAACAGTGCTGCTGAAGGCCTGCTCAAAGTTTTCAATGTCACAACCACTGAAGATGTGGTAGACTACAATGGCGTAAACTTGGCCAACACAACCATCAACTGGGCTGACCCTACCAATGCTGATTGGCTGGAACAGTGGACAGCCATTATCAATGCAGCTCTGATTGACAGTCAAAAAGTTGGCCGTCCTTCAAATCGACAAAACATTTTGGGCGTAGAGACCAGTGAATACGGCATTAATCTTGTGCCTGGATTCTTGCCAGTGATTCCTTACACTGCCACTGTAGACGGTGTCAACATGCCATTTGAAGCTGTCACTGCCACCAGTGTGGGTCGTGACTATGTGTACGAACCCAGCCCGCGAGCCAACAGTGTGTTTAACATACTGTATCGCAACGATCGTCTGGGTTTTCAATCTGCCAACAATGGCTATTTCTTTTTGTTCAAACAAGGAACTCTACAGAATCAAGACTTCAATCTTGCTGAACGTTTGGCCAACCGCACTGTTAACATCAATATCGAAGGGGTAAACAACACAGACCGTTGGTTGTATCAGTTAGACAACGTGGGCAACGTTGCTAGAGAGTGGATTTACACTGAAAATATCTATGCCGCGGCTGCTGAACAAACGCCTGAATTGAGGCCAATTTACTCGGTGACCAGCCGTACCAACGATCAAATCACCATGGTGTTTGGTGATGGGGTGTTCTCTGAGATTCCAGTGGGCATCTTCCGTGCCTATGTGCGTGCATCCAATGGCCTGCAATACATTATCAATCCTGCAGAAATGCAGAGTGTGGTGTTACCAGTGAGCTACATTGATCGCAATGGCAATCTGCAAACCATTACATTCACTTGTGGTATTACTCAGCCTGTGAGCAATGCACAGGCTCGTGAAAGCATTGATGCAATCAAACAACGTGCACCAGCTCGTTATTACACGCAGAACCGCATGGTCAACGGCGAAGATTACAATCTTTTTCCGTTTACTTTATACAACTCTATTATCAAAAGCAAAGCACTAAATCGTGCTTCAATTGGTACCAGTCGTTACCTAGATCTGGTTGACAACACTGGCAAGTATTCGTCAACCAATACTTTCAGTAGCGATGGCGCTATCTGGCGCAACGAAATCCTGCCAACATTTTTGTTTACCTGGGACAATCGTAACGAGATTGCTGATGTGATCACCAATCGTGTGCAACCTGGAGTATTAGAAGCCACGTTCAAGCAATTCTACTACGCTAATTTTCCCCGAATCAATGTCAACACTGGCAGCACTGCGCTCAGCACTTGGAATCAAAGCACTACACTGGCCAACGAAACCACAGGATTTTTTAAAAATGCCGCAGGGTCGCCAGTGATGTTGGGCACATTCAGCAGCACAGCATTTGAATACGTAGTGCCAGGTTCGTTGATCAAATTCATTGCTCCTACCATCAACGGTCAACCCTACTACTTT